TGGAGTGGGACGGCATTGAGACCAAAGCAGACACCAGTTATGGTTTGGACAAGATGTCGGAAATTACAGTACACTTCCACAAGAGAAGGCTCACCGAGGATCAAGACCTGTTTGTTCGGGAGGGAGACTTCGTTCTTTATGGCAATATTCATTACGAGATTGTCACTCTCAGCGAGCCAAGACAACTCTTTGGTCAGATTGATCACAGAATTGAAATTTCTGCTAAATGCGTAAGAGCAAGGAAGGGAACATTCGATGCCACTTAGTAAAGACGCTCCAGCACCCAAGGTTGAAGAAGAGATCTTCATGCCCTCTACTATTGAGAACATCGATGGTGCTCTTCTAGATTATCTCGATGAGTTGAAAATATTCTGTACCACCAACGAAGGTTGGAAACAGGCTCCTATTATCTGGACCTCAGCCGAAAGGTCTTTTCAGATCAAGAACAATAAGGATCTGCGAGACGACAACGGAATGTTGATAAAGCCAATTATTACTATTGAGCGCACCAATATTGCGAAGGACCTAAATAAAAAAGGTAAGATATATGCAGCCATCCCCAATGTTCCCGACGCAAAGGGCGGCGCAATTACTATTGCTCGACAGATTAATCAAGATAAGACTTCCAACTTTGCCAATGCTGATGCAGAGAGAATACATAGACAAAAGACTTTTAAGACCCCACCGTCAAAAAAGGTGGTTTATGAGACAATTACAGTTCCGATTCCAGTCAACATAGAGTTGACCTATAACATTACCTTGTATGCTGAATATCAACAGCAAATGAATGAGATGACTGTGCCATTCATCACCAAACCCGGTGGCGTAAACTTGGTAATCATTCATAAAAATCGCCACAGGTATGAAGCGTTTATACAATCCGACTTCTCCCAGAACAACAACCTCTCTAGCTTGTCCTCCGAGGAAAGAAAGTTCGAGACAAAAATTGAGGTAAGAGTTATTGGCTACTTGATTGGTCAAGATGAAAATCAAGAGCAACCCAAGATTGTCAGGAGGCAAAACGCTGTCGAAGTTAAGATCCCCCGAGAACGTGTAATAGTTGGCGATGTGAATGAATTTATTAAGAACGGGTTTTACCGAGAGTAAATAATTCTTTTTGGAAATCTTACAACTATTTACAAAGACAAAAATGTTTTTTGAAAGGAGACCTTTGTAATGTCCGAAAGAAAGTTTAAGTTTGTTTCTCCTGGTGTTGAAATCAGAGAAATCGATAAAAGTCAAGTAGGTATCACCCCTGGTGCACGTGGACCGCTTGTTATTGGCCGCACAGAACGCGGACCAGCTATGCGCCCGACAATCATACAAACCTTTAATGAGTTTGTGCAAACATTCGGCGCCCCGATTCCTGGTGGACGCTCTGGAGATATCTGGAGAGCTGGAAATTATTCCTCTCCCACGTATGCAAGTTACGCGGCCCAGGCTTACCTAAGAAACAATGGTCCTGTGACTGTTGTTCGCCTAATTGGAACAAAGCATGTGAATGCCACGGTGGCAGGGGGAATTCCTGGCTGGCGTTTTGCCAACTATGCCGGAGGAGGCGGAGCCCAGGGCCTATTCCTGTTCGACTCAGGGTCCTCACTACATTCTCTGTCTGGAACCCTGGCAGCTGTTTTCTATTTTGACGATGCAGACTCTGGAATTAAGCTTAGTGGTGTACAACTTGGAGCCGGCGCTATGGCAGGGGCAGTGACATCACAGGGTAAGGCAGTGGCCAGCACCGGCGACAGTTATGAATTTAAGGGTCAGATGTACGGCAGTAACACCGATACAGTAACCTTCAACTTTGATAAGGACTCAGATAGGTTCATCCGCAAGGTGTTTAATACCAATCCTACATTGGTAAACACCACCACCAATGCAGCTGCAAACCGAGAAATTTTCTTCTTGGGTGAAACATACGAAGGGGTTATCTCCCAGGTGTTGAATAGCAGTAGCGCTGGCAAGGTCATGGGTGCCGTACTACCCTTGAGAACACCAGCAGGAGCAGCAGTAGCAGCCTATGGTTCTGACCACAAGAGAGACAGCGCCTACGCTAAGAGTGGGTGGATTATTCCTCAGGACACTAATGCAGACTATGCCACTTTTGATGCCCGCGTCGAAAACTTCACAAAACTATTCAGGTTTGAAAGTCTTGAGAAGGGCGAATGGGCAGCAAGGAATCTAAAAATTTCCATTGAAGACCTTGCATTCTCAAACAACAAGTTTGAGGACTATGGAACTTTCACAGTAAAAATTAGAAGTGCTCAAGACAACGACGGCGAGCCGGTTGTTCTAGAGTCTTTTGAGAATCTAAACTTGAATCCCGAATCTTCCAACTACATCGCCCGTCAGATTGGTGACAAGTATGTTGCTTGGGATCAAGAGTCGGCTATGAATCGCGAATACGGACAGTATGACAATATGTCAAAGTTTATTCGCATTGAGATCGGTGCTACCATTGAAGATGGAGGGGCAGCAGGTCTCTTGCCCGCAGGTTTCTTCGGACCTCCAAGGTTCAACACCTTCCACGCTATCTCTGGTGCAATGTCACCAATTCAAAATAATAACGTAAGTGCATATGCCCAGACGTTGGCCACTGCTTCTTTCGGTGATGGTGGACGCGGACTAGACAGCATGATTGATTGTGCTCACGGTTATCTACTGACAGCAAGTATTGCATTCCCGAAGATGAAGCTTAGAAGCACTTCTGATGATGCAGTCCTCGCTCGACCGACCGATGCTTGCTTCGGAGTTGATACCCGTCGTAACTCTCCTAACGGACGAGTATTCGACCCTACTTACTATGATCTAGTTCGCAGCAAGCCTGCCAACGTTGATAGTTTTGCATCAAGCTCCATAGCGCCTGCATCCTTCATCTTCTCGATGGATGATATTTCAGCGTCATTCAGTGGATCTAACGACTACAACATCCAGGGGGTATATGCTCAAGGGTATCGCCGTCAGGGTCTCTCTGTGACGGCCACTGGTATCTCTGATTCCTATAAGGGCACCTCCGCACAGACCGGTAGTTACAAGACCCTCTTGGATATTGGTTATAACAAATTTACATTACCCTTGTTTGGTGGCTTTGACGGGTTTGATGTTACAGAGCGCGACCCGCTCCGCAACACCCTGATTGGCACCAGTGATACAGAGGTTACCAACTTTGTTGTTAACACTTATCAGCAAGGTATTGATATGGGAGCAGAGCAAGGTGGTCTAGACATCAACTTGGCAACTGTCCCAGGTCTAACCAACACAACCCTCACTGAGAGGTTGATTGATAACAATGAAGCTCGTGGTGATGTTCTTGCAATCATCGACCTTGAGAACGATTATCGCCCAAGGTACGATAGAACATCAACAACTGGCTTCGGAGAGACCGCTAACATTGGTAATGTAACCAACGCTGTGAACTCTCTAAAAGACAGAAACCTAAATTCCAGCTACGGCTGTGCTTATTACCCTTGGATTCTTGCAAGGGATACAACCACCACAGGTCAGAACGTATGGCTACCGCCTTCAGTTGTGGCTCTAGGTGTAATGGGTAACAGCGAGACCAATGGTGAGCTTTGGTTTGCCCCCGCAGGATTTACCCGCGGCGGACTTTCTGAGGGTATGTCTGGTCTAAATGTGATTAGTGCACGCCAGAAACTTTCTTCAAAGGAACGGGATGCGCTTTATGAGCAGAACATCAATCCGATTTCTTCTTTCCCGGCAGAGGGCCTTGTTATCTTCGGTCAGAAGACCCTACAAGTAACTCCGTCAGCATTGGATAGGATTAACGTACGACGTTTGCTAATTTTCCTTAAGAAGGAAATCTCATTCGCTGCATCAAGAATTCTATTCGACCAGAACGTTCCGGCAACTTGGGCACGGTTTATCGCCAAAGTCCAACCTCTACTAGAGAGTGTCCAGACACGATTCGGTCTAACAGACTTCAAACTAGTGCTCGATGAAGCTACAACAACCCCTGAGTTGGTTGATAGAAACATCATGTATGCAAAGATCTTCTTGAAGCCCGCGCGCTCCATTGAGTACATTGCTCTTGATTTTGTGATTACCTCAACAGGAGCGTCTTTTGAGGAATAATTTGAAGCCTCAACTATTTAAGTTGAAGGCGCTTTAGGAGGAACTTTTATAAATGGCAGAAACAGATTTAAGAAGTTTTTGGAACGCACCCACCTCAGACCCGAAACGTAAATTTCGATGGTTTGTGACAATGACACCAGCTTCAGACGGCGGTGAAACACTTTGGGTTGCTGCAAAAACTATTGATAAACCATCATTTGAAATTGAGAATACACAACACCAGTTCATTAACCACCAGTTTAACTTTCCTGGCCGCGTAAAGTGGAATGGGATCAGTGCGACATTCGTTGATCTCGGCAGTTCAACTGACGGTGGTTTGGATGTTGCCTCGGTCTTTTACAAAATGCTTGAGGGATCTGGTTATGAGTTCCCCAAAGGCGCCGACGCCTGCAAGGTTTCCATCACCAAGGACCAGGCTGTTGCAGCTTTTGGTCCAAATTTTACAATCAATCAAGTTGATGCCGAGGGCCAACCTGTTGAAACTTGGAGACTTGTCAACCCTTGGATTACCACTCTTGAGTTTGGTAACCTTGACTATGGTGATGAAGGCCTAGTTGAAATAAATGTCTCAATTGTATTTGATTGGGCTGAAAAAATAAAATAAAGTAGTTTATAATACTTTCACTAACCTAATGAGGATTTGATGTCACGTAACAATGATGATCGCCTCGGCGCTACTATGATAGACGCCGAGGCACCCCCGCAGGCCACAGGTCTGCTCAATCCGACCCCTAATAGCAGTTTATCATTTGTAGCCCCCACGGAATTCGTTGAGATTCCGTCCGGGGGTGCTTTCTATCCAGAAGGGCATTCTCTACACAAGCAGACTTGTATTGAGATTAAGCACATGACTGCTAAGGAAGAGGATATACTTTCAGACAAGGCTCTTCTAAAGAAGGGTCTTGCGATTGATCGTTTTCTCAAGAGTGTTATTATTGATAAAGGTATCAATGTAGATTCACTCCTTGTAGGAGACAAGAACGCAATTCTTGTCGCTGCCCGCATTACAGGATATGGGGCAGAGTACGATACAAAGCTTATTTGTCCTGTGTGCTTCGCTCACGGACGACAAGAATTTGACCTCACCCAGTGTGAAGTTAATGATTCTGAATCTTTGGAAGAAAATGAAGTTGAGCTAACACAAAATGGCACGTTTTTGCTCACGCCTCCAAAGACAGGTGTTAGTGTAGAATGTAAGCTCTTCACAGGAAAAGAAGAGAAAAATCTACTTGCAGCCATTGAAACAAGGAAGAAAAACAAACTTCCGTCAGCTGATCTTACAACTCAGTTGAAGATGATGATTGTCTCAGTCAACGGTGAAACCGATAGACAATACATCAACTCATTTGTGGAGAACATCCCTGCCTCAGACTCCCGACATATACGAGCCACTTATCAAAAGTGTGTTCCCAATGTAAGTCTGCGGCAGACCTATTGTTGTTCTTCTTGTGAAGCGGAGACTGAAATAGAAGTCCCCTTCACCTCAGACTTTTTTTGGCCTAACACATAGATACCTCGAAAGCGTTTACGAAGAATTCTTCCTGCTTAAGTATCATGGTGGCTTCAGCCTTACCGAATCCTATAATCTACCAATAGGGTTAAGGCGGTGGTTTATCCGCCGCTTGTCAAAGCAATTTGAAGACGAAAAGAAGCAGATGGAAGCTGCCCACAAGAAGGGAAAGTTTAGATAAAGCCCGCTTTTCCCCCTATCTGCGTTTATTTATTGATTCCAACTATTTATACTGATTAGGCTTGTAGGAGAACTTTATCATGTCGAATTTGAATGAAGATAAGCTCGCCCCAATCGTCATTGATCTAAACGTTGAGAAGGACCAAATAAATGAAAGTTATTTGGCCCAGTTTGGAACAGCGATTGAGCTTCTTCTTAAAAGAATGTTTGGTCTTAACGATCTTGATTTTAAGCTTCGTGGACCCAAAAACTCAGTAGATCAGCTACTGCGAACACTAAAGAAAGAAAGACAATATGCCAAGGCATTAAAGATGTCTGGGCTCACAGATGATGCAGCTCTCCGAAGTCGATCAGCTCTCACTACTGCTGCACAGAAGTTTGAGAGATTAAGCGGAATCAAGTGGCCGCTTAAATAGGAAGTCCTGAAGAATGGTCGATGAAAAAGATCTTGACATTGTACAAAAAGTAGGTGCCGCCTATGATGAGCTTCTCGAAAAGCAACGTGAATTCCTTCGATTGCGCACCGAGGAGGCTCGTCTTGCTGGTGAGCAGGTTGGTTATGCAGAGGCCGCTAAGTCTGAAGCCGAAGCCCAAATTGCAGCCAGCGAAAAAGCGCTTGACATTCTGGGAAGATCTAATGCTGAGCTAACAAACAGAATTAAAGGTTACGAGAAGTTGTTGGAACAGAATGACAGAACCAACGAACTTAGCACCGCGCAACTCGAAATCACAATGAAGGAACTCAAACAAGCTAAGGAGTTAAGGGACCTTGACGCAGATGAACTGGAAAACACCAGGAACAAACACAAAACAAATATCGCCGGAAACAAGGCCATGGAAAGACGTGTTGAACTGGCTGATGGCGCCGCGAAATACGCCGCTAAGATAGCTGGCTTTGGAGAAGAATACAAAACCACTCTCACTGGTCAATTGATGATCTTGGCCAAACAAAAAGGTGGACTCCAAGATCTTGGCAAGTTAATGAAAGAGAAAGTTAGCTTGGAGAACTTTTCTGCCAATTCAGTAATGAAGGTTCAGGAAGCTACTGCTTTGTTGTTTAAGGAACAGGATGCCTCAATTGAAACTTTCCGCCGAGCAACAGGTGCTGGCTCAGAATACAATAAAGTAATAGTGGACACCCAGATAGACTTAAGATCTTACGGGGTATCAACTGCGGATACTGCTGAGGCCACCGCCGCCCTGTTTGGCGAGGTAAAGGCCTTTAACGATATGGGCCAACAGCAACAACAGGTGCTTGTCGGCAATATTGCGGTGCTGAAACAGTTTGGCGTTGCCACCCAAGACGCGGTGGCCGCCACTAGCATTTTAATTGATGGACTGGGAATGTCTGCGCACCAAGCTGAAGAAACACAAAGGCAATTGTTTGCCACAGCCCATGCATTAGGCCTACCACCCCAAGTAATATTCAGGGACTTTGCACAGGCCAGCTCACAACTTTCTCTCCATGGGGACAATATGGTCGGGGTATTCCAGAAGTTAGCTGCCGCCACCAAAGCCACCGGTGCACAAATGTCTACATTTATGGACTTTGCAGGTCAGTTTGATCGTTTTGAATCCGGCGCTCAGGCAGTTGGTAAAATGAATGCCCTTCTTGGCGGCCCGTACTTGAATACAATACGAATGATGAACGTCGATGAGGGTGAAAGGATTCGACTAACATTGCAGGCCGTGGAGGCGTCAGGTAAATCCTTCAAATCGATGAGTCGTATGGAGAAGATGGCATTTGCAAATGCTGCTGGAATCCGTGATATGGGCGAGGCTAATAAGATTTTTGGTAAATCCTTGGCAGAATATGATCGAGCAGCCGCGAAAGCTAAAGCTGCCTCAATAAGCCAGAAGGAATTTAATAAAGCCGCACAAAACGCACAGGGAGTCATGACTAAGTTTGCTACCATCGGTAGGAACTTGGCTGTTAGTTTGGAATTTTTATTAGAGCCTCTTGGGGAGTTGGCCGATAAGATTTTGGAACTTCAAGAGTATATGGGCAACTGGTTTGGGGCTGCTGTTTTCGGCGTTAGTATACTTGGCTTCTTTGCAACCTCTTTGATAGGGGCGGCAAAAGCTATGCTTTTTGCCG